GGTCTTCGCTCCACTGCGTCAGATCTCGTCTGCCACATCTTCATAATCACGGTAGATCGTCAAGGAACTCGAGGTCCACCCCCATCCGCATTCCTCCACAAGAGTGCGGAAGCAAGCGGACAGGGAGCCATCGAGACCAAGAGCATATGCGACGCCGTCGAGGGAGTCGTTGGTAGGGGGCAAACCGGTCGCACTCTGATTCAACTCAAGCTGCGCAAGAATCTTGCACACTGAGGCGGCGGTGCGACGGGCAGACCACCGTCCATCTACTTCCTTGAAATAGAGAGAGTTGAACTCAATCTCTTCGGAAACGTCCACATAGCCGGAGGAACCGGGCTTCTGAATGTGGCCGAGCAAGGTGAAACGCTCGAGATTGAGGATTCCACGATAAACGGCATCGTCACCTGCGCAAAGGGACCTCTCAATCCCACAGAGACGGAGCACAAAGCCCCGAATCCACGAATTCATCGAGGAGGTCGAGAAGATTCCTGAGGCAAGGACACAAAAGTACTGGCACTGTAGGAGGCGATCTCCCACAGAGACAAGGTGAAGAGAGTTAGCAAGGGATTCTAGATCAATCAGAAGCTCGTAGAGCGACCGAATAGGTCCAGCCTCAACCTTGGCGCGCATTGTTAACTTGCGGCGGTCTGCTTCAACCATCATCTCCCACCGCTTAACGGTGAAGTCCCAATTACTTGCGTCGTCGTAGCCGAGTTTGAAAAGAAACCTCTTCTCAGCCCTACGGCGAGAGCCTGACAAACGATTCGAATCAGGACTGCGCTTTGGAGGCAAAGGCCAGTGATAGCCAGGTTCTCCAAGCCAGGGCTTGAAACATTCTCGTTCGTCACGTCCCGCCAGAGTGCTGAACGAAGCACCAAGGCGCTGAACACCAGCAGGATGGTGACCCACTCCAATTGCGGAATTGAAATGACGCTCACCGGATTGATACGCCATCTTCTCGTTCTTATTGACGAGACGGTGTACCATGTCCTGGCAAACTAAGTCCACAATCGAGGAAACCCAAATGCAACGCCAGCGCTGCTCTCGCTGTTTCTTCACATTATGTCCATCTTCCTTCGGGTGAATACACCGAGGGTCAAGTAGACCAATGGAATGGGCCTCATAGGGGGCCATATGCGGGAGTGTCTTGCGATGCACAACCCTTGCTGCCAGACGTAAAGTCACAAAATACAGCAAGATCTCGGGTTGCTTGAGCCAAGCGCCCTTATTACCGGGAAGGTGGTGGGCGGACCAACCGGAACTTTTCTTGCCATCCATGCCGTTCACGGAGTCGTTGAATAGCTCCATTAGAGGCTTCACCCTCATTGCCGTAGGCATAGAGGGTGTATCCTCACAAAGAGCGTTAAAAGCTCCGCATACACAGCCACGAGTGGCGCGATCAAGTTCGCCAATTCCGATCTTCGGAGCGTGGGCTTGGAGTGAGCGGTAAACCGCTGCGGGTGCGTCAGAAGGAGGAAGGGCGTAATCGCCCTCTTGAAAAGAAACACCCTCAATCACATTAGAGAAAGCCTTAGTAGCTATGGACGCGTACCCGCCCGAAGTCCGAGCGGAAGGGTGGAACACCTTGTCCGTCTTGACCTCTGGGGTCAGAGTCGAACCAAAGTTGCGAACAGGAGGCTGTCCACAATCGATAAAGACCAAGCGATCGGTCTTATCGCGGATATCGAACCCTACGTCCTCTCCAACGGTTAGATCTTCAGGATTGCACTTAGTATAGTGCAAAAGATCGTGGTGGTAGCGGCTGGCATTCCAAATGTCAACCGGCACATCTTGCATCTGGACGAGGAACTTTTCCAAGTCATTGCTTAGCTCAAGGCCCTTGAACATGTTATCGAGATCGATATGATTGACGCCTAGAAGGCGTTTAGGGCGATCAAAATGGCTAGGCAACACGGGCGAAGGTGCGGGAGAATCAACGTTTGAGGACCACCACTCGGTGTTCTCAGCAACGCGAGCAACATTGCTCTCGAATTCACGCCAATAGGAGAAATCCTCACGCAAGGACTGCGGCTCAACTCCAGGACGCGGCTTTGCCTGCGAAGGCTTGGCCTTTCCTGGATGAGTCACGTAAGCCAAAGTCGCTGCCGTAATAGGGTGCATGGGAATTGGGTGGCCAGTTGCGCTACGGTTCCGGCGTGCCTTGCGGCGCCGGGTGGGCGCTGCATCGGGACTAGGTTCCGCAACACTTGGCGAAGGGAGTTCGGCGACTATGGGCTCACCACTGTCAAC